GGCGACCTGGCTGATCTTCTCGCCAGCCGCGGCCCACGCCTTGATCGGATCGAGCTTGTCCGATCCGTAGTGCCCCGCGATGACCTCGGCGAGGCCGTCGATCTCATCCTCGACGCTCTCGTAGAGGCGCTTGAACATGAGGTGGTCGCCGTAGAACGGCTGCCCCTTCGACTGCCAGTGCAGGGTGTGGTACAGGTGGTGCGCGGCGCGAAGGCCAGCCCACAGGTCGAGCAGGACAGGGAGAAGCATCATGGCTTCCTACTTCTTGGCCGAGGGAAGCGTACCCTCGATGTACTCTTCCTCGAACACCATCGGCTTCGCGGGAGCCTCAAGGTCTGCGAGGCGCTTCTCCATGTCCAGGGAACGCTGGATGTCGTCCATAATCTTCTCGTGGACCTGCGTGCCTGGTAGGACTTTCTGTCCGCCCGCGCTCTTGGGCGACTTGGCGATGGTGATGGTGCCGTCGGTGTCGACCTTGTACTCATAGCCGCCGCTACCCGTGTACATGCCCGCGCCGAACTCGTAGGATCCCGGCCCGCTGACCTTGGCGAACGACTTGGGACCAGACTGACCCATCGTCGGACGATGAATGCGCTCGCGCTCCATCTGACCGTCACGACGCATCATGTCCATCATCTCGCGGTAGTCGGCCATGCAGCCCCCGATCACGACGATGCTATCACAAACGAGAACGCCCCGCTACCGAAGCAGCGGGGCGCCTACGTGTCATCCGATCAGATCAGCGGGCGACGCCAACGGCCGGGGGCGGCGGGAGGCGCAGGCCACCGGCGGGAGCCGGGGCGACCGTCTGAACCGCCGGACCAGCCGACGCGGACGGGGCGGCGGGGATGGCACCGGGGATCGACGGGGCCGCGGAGCGGGGCGCTCCGCCCTCGACGCGGGCGGACGGCACGGAGCCGGACGCCTTGGCCTTCTCGTACTGATCCTTCGTGAGGAACTTGTTGATCTTCGCGTAGGATCCCTGCACGCCCTGCTGGCCGGGGACGAACTCGACGTAAGCCTTGCGGCCGCCGTTCGTCGAGGACACGAACCAAGCGTCGCTGATGTCGCCGTTCTCGATCTGCTCATCGTTGAAGCCGAACGAGACGAGGATCGTCTTCAGGGCGGCGATGCGGCCCTTGAACGACTTCTCCGGGAGGCCGTCGACCGGGAGGTGGAGGAACTCGAACATCTTGAACCCGTTGGGGAACTCGACGCTGAAGCGGCGGGCATCCGCCTTGTCACCCTGCTTGTAGTCGACGGAGAGGCCGGACACCTCGTAGTAGCCGGCCTCCGGCTGGGAGGAACCGAGCGTGGAGACGCCCTTGAAAGAAGAACCGTTGATGCTGAAGGACATAGTGTACTCCTGGTGGTCTGTGATGCTGAGGTTGACGGACTACGGGGTGGCCGGAGGAGGGGGAGGCAGTGGCACGCCGCCCTTCTTCGGCTCATCCTTCGGCGCGAGGTCGAAGAGGTTCCTCGCCTTGCGCTTCTGGAACGTAGCGCGGGCAATACCATCTTGGCAAGCCCAGCGCAGGTGGATTTGTTCATGACCCACGCGGAACAGAGGATGTTCCTCGGAGATTGACTTGACGGAAGTCACGACATCGCTCGTCTCGATGATGCGCTCGGCCAGCGCGTCGGCCAGATCGTCCTGCCACTCCAGCCCCGGCACGCGGGTCAGGCGGTAGCCGCCAGCCGACGCACGCAGGATCTCGCGGAGGTTGCCGGGGGTCTTCGCCCAGCACACGCCGGTGCGGTCGCCCGTCACCCAGTCTGGCGACGTCGGGTCGCAGAAGTAAACGCCGGGGAACCACGGGTCGGGGTAGGTCGAGTCGACCATCGCGCGGACGTTGATGTCGCACCACGACGGCAGCGTCTCGACTTGGTTCCGCGAGGGGACGTTCGGGCCGCCGGGGCAGAAGAAGCCGTCGGCGTTTGTGCCCGGCATGCGCTCGTGGAACGTGAAGGCGAGATGGACGCCCATGTGACGGGCGAGGCCCGACAGCATCAGCAGGTACTTGTTGAGCTGCTGGTAGGCGTAGAACTTGTCCTTCTTGCCGCTCTTGCCCGCAGGCGCCTCCTCGTTCCAGACCATCATGCTGCGGTCGCAGATGTGACTGGCGTCATCGATGACGACTGCGCCGTACTGGCGCGCGAGGCCCGTCTTGTGGGCGTACTCCAGGAGGCCGATCAGCTCCGGCAGCGTCTGCGGCGGCTCTGGGTGGACGGCGGGCGTGAAGCCCAGTTCGTTCTGTGCGACGAGCGTGATGGCGCTCGGCACGCCGATGCACAGCGCGGTCGGGAACGCGGCCAGCACGTCGCTGGTCTTCCGCTTCTTGGGCTTCCCGTAGACCGTCACCATGACGGTCGGGTTGTCGGTGGTCATGTGGCACACTCCGGCCCGGTGGTCGAGCCTCGTCGTAGGGCCAAAGACGACGAGGCGCACCCTCAGCCGCGAGGACCGAGGGAGCAGAGGTCAAGCCCGGCACAGGCTCCGTAGCGCCCATAGCACGAGAGTTCGTTCTGCGCCTTCGGCCATTCCCACGGGTCGGTGGTGAGGTCGAGGTTGGCGATCTGGTGCTCGGCCCACCAGAGCCAGCGCGCGAAGTGCGCGTCCCGGTGGGGCGTCTGCGGCACCTGAGCGCGGGCCACGCGCCCCGGCTGCGTGCTGCTGATGAGGTTCAGCGTCAGGCCGCCGAAGCGGTCGCCGTAGAGCTGCTTGCCCATGATGCGGAACGCCGCGAAGCCGCCGTCGATAGCGTAGGCCGCGGCACTGCTCTCCGCATTGATAGATGCTTGGTGCTTGTGGTCCCAGATGTAGTAGCGTCCCGACGCATCTCGGGTTACGAGGTCAATACGGCGCGTGAGCGTTATCGGACGCCCATGTTCTCGGTGGTCGGGCATGTGAAGCGGCGTCACCTCGATGTCGGCACCGTCGAGGCTGCGCCACGCGCCGTCCCTCTCCTCCCCTACCCATAGGCCCCACTCCCCGCGCAGCGTGCCGAGCACCGCCACGACGGGGGCCTCCACAGCGATGACGTCGCCGGGCGGCTCAGGGAACTTCGCCAGGTAGGCGTGGAACACCTTGAGCATCTGCGGCAGAAGCTGATGGCTGCCGTACTTGTCGCACCACGCCTGCGCCGCGTCCTCGGGCTCCATGAACACGGACGGGTCATGGTGCATCGTCTCATCGACCATGACTCCCTGCGGCTGCTCGGCACCCCAGATGGCGTGCAAGTGCGCCTGGAGCGTGTGGCCGATGGATCCCTTCGCCAGCGCCTCGGCGGGTGGGGCGATGTCGGGCGTGCGGCCCTGCGCGTCGGACATCCGCGAGGACCGATTGAGGTACGCGAAGAGCTGGGGGCACTTCGCAAAGTTGCCGATGCGGCTCCAGCCGCGGCCGGACTTGCCGGCGTCGATGAGCATCTTCATGCGTCGTCCTCCTCTTCCTCGACGAATAGCTTGCCCACCACATCGTCCATGAGGGCCTCGCGGTCCTCCATGCCGAGCAGCTTGTCGCCCATGCCGTCCAGCTCGTCGGCCGCGAGGAACTGCTCGATGGGGCCGAACTTGTCGGTCAGGATCTCGACCACACGCTCGTCGTAGGTCGAGGCTGCGACGACGACCTTCAGCAGCGTGGCCCGTCCGCCATGACGGTCGAACCGGCCACGCCACTGAAGGAAGTCACCGGGCTTCCAGGGAAGCATGGCGAAGATGGCGAGGTCTGCTGTCTGCATGCCGTCGACGGCGATCCCGAACGCCTGGCCCGTGCCGACGAGGCAACACGGGCCAGGACTGTTTCGGAACCCGTCGATCATGTCGTTGCGCTCGGACTCGCTTACGCCGCCGTGCCCAACCCAGACCGTCGCGTTCTTCACCTCGTCGCTGGTGCTCGCGGCCTTTCGGATCGCTTCGCCCCAACGCTCGGCTTCCCGGCGACGAGCCGTGAAGACGATGACCTTGCCGCCACCCTTCAGTCCTTCAAGGACTTCCGCCACGACGTAGCCACGCTTTCGACTGCTCGCCTCCGCAAGACGCGCCTCAATGAGACGTTCTCGCGCCGGCACATCTTCATATTCACCTCGCGCCTGTCGCGCAAGCTCTTTGATCGCTTGGTCGAAGGTTTTTGCGTCGTCGTACCGCTCGGCTTTGTCCTGCGCGGACACCGGCAGGTAGACGACCTGGACGCGCGTCGGCGGGAGGCTGGCGTGGCTCTCGGTGTACGGCACCTCGTGCGTGAAGAAGGAGCAGCGCGCCCGGAGTTCGTCGATGTTGCTGCTCCCCTTGTCGTCCATGCCGCCGTAGGGGTTGGCGACCGCATCGCAGTACCGCTGCGCGAAGGAGCGGTAGGAGTGCGCGAAGCCGCCGGGCGTAAGCAGGTCGAGCTGCGCCCAGAGCCGCCGGGGGCGACCATCGTCGAGCGGCGTGGCCGTGAGGCCCACGCGGAGTTGGAGCGTCACGATGCGGCTGATGTCCATGATGGCGACGGCCCACGCATCCTTGTCGCCGCCGGCCGTCTGCCGCCGGTGGAAGTCCACGGACCCGTCCGACTTGTTGACCGCCTTCCACCGCTTTGCCTGCCCGTGGATGTGCAGCTCGTCGAGGATGAGGACCGTCGGCTGGAGGCGCGTGACGAAGTCGAGGTTGTCGTTGAGCGACTCGGCCCCGACCACGACGAATCGGCGCTGCCCGGTCTTGGCGCAATGCTCGGTGTACTGCTGCCACGTCATGTCGCTCTTGCGACGTTCGCTCTCCGGCAGGAGCCGCCACGGCAGGATGTTCGTGTACTGCTGGACCTGCGTCCACCAGACGTGCCGCGCCTTCGCCGGGCAGATCACGAGGACCGTGCCCTGGCGCGTCAGCGCATCGATGAGGGCGCCCACGGTCTTGCCTGCGCCACAAGGCCATACGTTCATCGTCCACGGCCGGGAGGCGGCCCACGCCGCGCTGCGCCGCTGGTAGGGTGTCGCCATCTGCACGACGCGCGGCTTCAACTCGCCGGACGACGCCTCACGCACGAGGATCATCTCGCCCTGCTGCTCCAGCGCATCGAGGCCCGCCTTGTCGGTCGGCCACGGCACGATGCCCTGCGCCTTGCGCGACTCGACGCTCCACTGCCCGCCGAGTTCCCACCCGGCGAGGAAGTGCTCCACGATGAACGCGGCGTGCACGGGCGCGTAGACGTCGATGTGCGAGGGTGCGCCATCGTCCGGCCACTCGTTCTTGGTGAGCCGGTACTTGATGCGACCGCGCACGGCCCACGCCAAGATGCCGGGGATGTTCTGCTCCAACGCGATGGCGTGCTGCGCGAGCATGGGATCATGAAGGCGGTAGAGGTAGTGTGGCTGGTCCCACATGGTCGGTTCTCCGTGGCACTAAGGCAGGGCGTTTCCGCCCCATTGAGCCGCCATGGCGGCGGCGATTCCGAGATAGGTCTTGCTGCGTTCTTTCCACCGCAGGGGGCTCGGCGGCATGCGGTGGATTCGCTGCTCTCGCCCTTCGACGATGTTTGTCGCACGCAGCGGCGAAAGACCCACCAGCCACAAGCAAGTGGCCTTCGTTTCTCCGTGGCCGAACATCCACGGCTGAATGATCTGGTCCGGCTTGCGGATGCGCGAGCTGATGACGCTGACAGGGTTCTCCAGCGCGATGCGCGGGATGGGGGCGTCAAGCAGCGCACGAACGAAGTCGAGCGCCTCGGCCTGCTCCTTCTGCTTGCGGTGAAAGTGTTTGGCCCCCGACACGGCGAGGTGGGTGCAGGGAGGATGGGCGATCATCAAATCCCACCCAGCGCCGAGAATGTCGAAAACGTCGCCCTGATAGTGCGGCCCGTCCACATCGGTTGGCAGCAGGTCGCAGCTAAGGGCGTAATGGCCGAGGGCGCGGAAGGCGTCACGGACGGTGCCGCTGTATTCGCAGGCGACCAAGACTCGAAGGCGAGAGGCCATGCTTCTCCTGAAGGCCCGACGAGCGTAGCGGGTCTATGCCACGGTGTCAAGGGTTCTTGACGCAGCGGTAGAGAGATGGTACAAGGTCAACGTGGGCCGCGATGGCCCCGGAGGAACACATGAACGAGAGTCCCGTCAGCGTCATCGACCCGGCTACCGATCCCTTCATCTTGCTCATTGAGCGGCATCGCAGGGCGCGACATTGGTCGTTTGCTGAGCTGG